TACTGATTTGCATGTTCTTTAGGATCTACAATTATTTTACAATTAAATTTGTTAATGTGTTCGATAATTTCAAGCGACTCGTCTAGTACACCTTTATTATAATCACTTAATATAACATACTCGTATTCTGAAAAGTCTTGTAACTCTATAGTTTCTAATACCGCCTTACCATCTGCACTTATGTCATCGTCTATACGTGTAATATAATGTCCGTCACAAATTACTCTAGTTTTAATACTACTAGGTTGCCCAGTCTCAAACAGTGTTACATCTACACCTAGGCTTTTTAAGTTTTCATAAACAAGTCCAGCACCTCCAAGTGATTCAACTTCACGCCGATACTTGACAACAGGCACAGGAGCCTCAGGACTTAGTCGTTCTGAAGTGCCATAGATATATTTGTCGATTATTACATCACCAAGAACTAGTACTTTCATAGTGTTATTATACTATCTTTTAGGTTATTTGTCAAGTAAATTAATTGTTTTAAAAACAGTTTCTAACTTAGTTAAGTTAACTTTACTTTGGAGTGTATTGCGTAGCCCGTGATGTAAAGGCTTGGGCCATTTAGTGAAGCTACACCAAGCATACCCGTCATGTTCCGTATTAAGCTTAGGAACAAATTCTTCTTGAATAACACAAAGGTATGTGTGGAAATAGAATCTACTATCAGGGGAAATAAAACTTTCTAAAGGAAGAGTTTTCTTAATCTCTGGAATAAATCCAATTTCTTCTTCTATTTCTCGTTTAAGACCTTCCCATGGAGTTTCAGCACCTTCGTTAGTGCCGCCTACTAATCCCCATAAGTTATTCCGTCGTCCTTGGGCACGATGTAAGAATAAAAATCTATTTGTATCTAGTGTGTAAAACAGTGCTCCACTGCAAGTAATCATTTCGTTCATACATGTACTTACCCGCCGAGTTCAATTCTCCATGTACCAACTGGATAATCACCGTCTACACTTAACAACCATTCGTTGTTATTAAATCTATACTGTACGCTTGTGTTTAAGTTGGTAGTGTATGTAATTTCAGTTGCAACACTTGCATCGAACACAATATTCCACTTAGCACCGTCCCATTCAATAATATCGTTAGCACTTGCAACTAGCGCACTAGCATCTGCATTTTGCCATGCTACCGGAGATTGAGTTGCAGTAGCACTACCTACATCATCTAATAGTAACAGTCTAACACCACTAGTTTTGATAGCAGTTGGATTATAGTTAGTTGGGTCAATAATATAATCAATACTAGTTCTAGCATCTATTACAGTATCACTTGGAAAACTATCAGCATCCCAATTAATTGCTATTTTACCTTCATCAAATGGATGTAGTGTAAATGTACCTGTAACTGTTTTAGCATTATCGCTATTTGTAAAATAAATTCGACTTACATCAGCAGCATACATTCCAGGAAGAACTTCGAATATCTCTCTCCAGTTCTTATTACCAACTATGCCATTTGAAAACAACTGAGCTTCTGTTCCATTTACAAACGCACCCCATGTTGCATAATTAACATTAGCCATATTTGCTGCTGTAGATGATTGTGCTGATCTTCCAAATTTACCTTCAGTAACACCAGGACGCGGCACATCATCATATGCATTTAATATAGGCTTACTTACGCCGTCTTCAATAGTACCTAGAGTTTCATCAAACATACTTGTAATGATGTTTGTAATAACGCCCATCTTGCGTACTTTAGTAGGTGGACTAATGTATATAGGTATAGTAAATGTAAGTGTGCAAATATCTATTTCACTATCGATACCAACAGGAACACTTCTATTTGACCAAGTTACATTTTCTAAATTAATAACACTAATACTAGTCCAGTCAATAAAATTATCTGTAGTTTGCATTTCTAGACTAGGATTAAATAATACAAGTATTTGTTCTAATAACTGTAATTTTTGATCTGTATTTGTTGTCCAAATATCTGCATTTAATCGCATCATATAAGGAGTAGGAATTAAACGCTCGACTGTATAGTTTTTACCTTGAGTATTTAAATATTCTTTATTTACAGTGTCGTACTCACGTTCTCTAATATTTGTTTTGCGTGTATATGTTGCGTCTGTTAGACGATCTTTATCTAACTCTAATCCTGTTAAATAAACAGCAATACGTGGCGCACTAGGTAGCTTGTTCTCACTATTCTCTCTAATGATGTTTGCTACTTGACGAGATAAATCACCGTAAGTAACAGGCACTTCTTTTTGCCCGCCTTTTCCGTCTTGTACAGGAAAGTTTGCAAGTACTCGCATCATTTGTGTAAGGTACCGTCTTACTTGACCATCGTAAAAATGTTGCATTATGAATTATCCGCCTTAGGTTTAAGTGCTTTGGACAAGCTTTGTCGCTCAGGCACAGATACCCCGTCTATAGTATTAGTATTAGTGTTATTAATAAACGACGATTTCTGTGTTGCTCGTTGAAGTGTATTACTTAGTGTCATTCTAATATCGTCAGTAACTTTAACCCAACGTGCGCCGTCATATCGAAACATTCTATTTGGCAAAAAGTCTGAACGTAAAAAGTAGTCGCCGTCTTCGTTATTAGTTGGAAATTGTATGCCAAACCCAAATGGTGCACCGTTTGGAGCTTCGGAGCCTGTTCCTACTAAGTATCCTGAATAACCTTCTCTATTAGGTTTAGCACTAACTGCGTCTGCACCCATTAAATTACTTGCATCTATATCAGCATCATCTGCTGTTTGTAATGCAACACTACCGTCTTCATTAGTAGCAATAGAGTAATAATGGTTTATGTCAAACCCACTCTTAGGAGCATCTACTGCTGCTTGTGCAACTACTGCATCAGAAATTTGCATTTCTTTTTCGTAAGTTGATAATAAATCTCTAAGCGTATTAGCAGAGCCTTCTTCTGAAGGCAAGTCAAGTATTTCTGCGTATTCTTGACCATCGTATATTTGCTTTAGTTTTAAGCGATATAAGTGAGGATACCAAGTATGACTAAATCCTTCTGCTGCACGATTAACATCTTCTACAACGTAAAACCGTTTAAGTGCAACACTATGATCATTAAGAGCATGTTCGTCTTTTAAGTGCGGCAATTCAATTACATCACCGCTCATTATTTTTCTACCAAGTGTTTTAACACTACTATTAATGTGTATGGTTAGCATTAGTGTATCGTTGCTTAGAAAAAGTCCAAATTGCGATAAGTCAAAGTCGATATCTTGAACATTGTAAATGCCACGCATACTATAAATGTCAGGATCATACTTTCTGTCTCTGTTTTCAAGAAATAATAAGTCTTGTATATTAGTTTCTTTAACAGCATCATAAGTAGGTTGATCAGCAGTGCCTTCCCCTACCGCAGGGTTTTCTGCACCTAAGAATTTGTGAATATTAAGGTCGGTGCCGCCGATAGTAAACATTTCCTGGATTTGTTTGTCTAAGAAATAATAATCGTTGCCACGTTCTGGTTTATATAATGATAAGCGAGGGATAGCTCTTCTCCTATTCGTTATACATATTTATCGTTAAGATAAATACTATTGGAGAACTTCACATGACAACAGCGACACAAAAACAAGAAGTATTTGATTATGTACACACATTTCTCGGAGGAGGAATGGTTGATGTTGAACTTGATCCAATACATTACCAAGCAGCCTTAACAAAGGCACTAACACGTTTTAGACAGCGTAGTGAAAATAGTGTAGAAGAGAGCTATTTGTTCTTAACTACGGTTGTTGATCAAAACGAATATGTATTACCTAGCGTGGTAATGGAAGTTCGTAAATTGCATCGCAGGAGCATTGGATCACGTGGAAACGGCGGCAACGGCGGCAGTTTGTTTGAACCGTTTAACGCAGCTATGACAAACACATATTTGCTATCAGGATCTAAATTAGGCGGACTAGCAACGTACGATATGTTTTCACAGCATCAAGAATTAGTAGGACGTATGTTTGGCTCAGAAATTGAGTTTAAATGGAACAACACTAATAAGAAACTAACATTGCTACAACGCCCTAGAGCAGAAGAAGAAATTTTACTTTTTGCTTATAACTATCGTCCAGATAGCGAGTTATTGAGTGATTACTTAGCAGTGCAGTGGATTAAAGATTATACACTTGCAGCATGTAAGTATATGCTTGGCGAAGCACGTTCAAAGTTTGCTACTATTGCAGGCCCACAAGGCGGTTCCACGCTAAACGGCGACACTCTAAAAGCAGAAGCACAGCAAGAAATGGATAAACTTGAAATTGAAGTATCTATGGCAGTTGCTGGCGGTACAGGATACGGCTTCATAATAGGCTAAAAACACTTGACAGCTCCTAACTTTTAATGTATAATATATATAATTAGTTAGGAGATTTAGATGAACAAACCCAAGTTATTAGTAATAGGACATGGACGACATGGTAAAGATACTGTGTGTGAAATGCTACGTGACCATTACGGATACACTTTTGAAAGCAGTTCAAAGTTTTGTAGTCTACAATTTATATACAATGATCTAAAGGACAAGTATGGATATGCTAATGAGGAAGAGTGTTATGCTGACAGGCATAATCACAGAGCAGAATGGTATAATGCTATTTGTGATTATAATGTTCCTGATGCAGCAACTCTAGGCAGAGAGATGTTTGAAGCTTACGATATCTATTGTGGGCTACGCAACAAGCGTGAATTCTTTGCAATGCAAAATACTGGTGTATTTGATTACTGTATTTGGGTTGATCGCAGTATACATCTAGAAGCTGAATCTACCGACTCAATGAGCTTAGAGCAATGGATGTCTGACTTTACAATTGACAACAATGGCACATTAGAAGATTTAAAGTTTAATTTAGATCAGTTAATGACTCACTTAGAAGTCAGGACGTAAATCTCCCTGCTTCCAGCGTATACCTTCTTTTTGTATTGTGCGCTGACAGTTAGCACATATAGTTTTAAGATTAGTGTGTCTGCAATTCTTTAAATCTCCATCCATGTGAAATACATTAAACACTTCTGGGTACGTACTTCTAAACCCGCATTTCTCACATGAATCTTTCTTATCGTATCCACGTTGTTTCCATAACGGTATTCCGTGACCAATGCCATTACGCAAACACGTTTCGCATTTCTTTCTATAATAAGTTTTTCCATCTTTGCGGTAGTTAATAGCCGCCGGTCGTTGCTTGCATATACATAAAGGTCTCATATTGTATTTACCTCACCTTTTCGGTGCCTTTTTCGGGTGTGTTTGTTAGGTGTTTTATTGTCAATGTAATAAATACTGTATAAGAACACAAACACTTACCATCCAACAGGAGAGATAACATGGCATTAGTATCACCAGGTGTAGAAGTCAAAGTAATTGACGAATCATTCTACACACCAGCAGCGGCTGGAACGGTCCCTATGATCTTTGTAGTTACAGCTAGTAATAAAACTAAAAGTAGCGGCACAGGAACAGCAGTAGGTACTACTAAAACAAACGCAGGCAAACCATACTTAATCACCAGCCAACGCGAGCTAGGTGAAACATTTGGCGATCCACTATTTTACAGTGACACCAACGGTAATATGATTCACGGCGGAGAGCTTAACGAGTACGGTTTACAAGCTGCTTACTCTACATTAGGCGTTTCGAATCGTGCATATGTAGTTCGCGCAGATTTAGACGCAACAGAGCTTACAGCAAGTGCAACAGCACCAGGTGGCGAAGCAGCAAACAATGCATACTGGAATGATACTAGCATTAGTAACTACGGTATACTTGAATGGAACGGCTCGGCAGTTAGTGTTGTAGGCGGCCAAAGCTTTACAGCGCAATCACGCACGGTACTTACAGTAGTAACTGACTTAGTTGGTAACGCATTAGCTGGAGTACCAAAAGCATCAATTGGCCAAATTGGCGATTATGCAATTGACGCAAACGACACAATGAACCGTTTGTATTACAAGTCACCAGGATATGGCACAACTGCACAAAGAGCAACTAACACAGGTACTTGGGTAGAAGTCGGCGGCAATCCTTGGAAGGCAAGTTGGGCTGCAACACGCGGCACAACAACAAATCCAGTACTAACTACAAGTGAAACTATTAGCATTAACGGTACTGCTGTTGCATTAACAGGTACAACTATTGCCCAGCTTGTTGCAATTATTAACGCAGCAGGTATTGCAGGCGTAACATCAGCATTAGTTGATGGATCAATTGAGCTTTATGCAGATGCAGCAAGTCAGTCAAACGGTTCAGTTGCTGATGGCAAAATAGCAGTTGCTGAAGGCTCAGCTGGATTGATGGGTGACTTAGGTATAACAGCAGCAACATACAGCGGTCCAAGATTAGAAGCAGCACCACATACTAGTGTTCCTACATATAAAACTGGAGCAACTTCTCCAGCACCAAGTGGAAGTGTTTGGATTAAAACAACTACTCCAAATGGCGGAGCAAACATTAGTGTAAAGCAGTACAGCACAGCTACACAGCTTTGGTCAACTGTAACAGCACCAATGTATACTACAGCACAAGGCGCAATTTACGGACTTGATAAAACAGGCGGCGGCGCAAATCTTGCAGCAGGCGCACTATATGTTAAGACTAACGTAGACGAGCTTGCTAACCCAATTGGTAACTACAAGTTATATTCTAGAGTAGCGTCAGGCGCAACTAGCGTTACTGGTACTACCGTAGCCGCTGCCGTAACAGCAGCAACTTACACATTTACTATACAAGAAACTAAAGCTAATAGTGCAGTACTAACATCAGCAGTAACAGTAAGTGTTACATCACAAGCAGCTTCTACTGATGCTGAATTACTTGCAGCAGCTATTAACGCTAAAGGATTAGTTAATGTTGTAGCATTAGTTGACGCAAACAATAAAGTAGTAATCCAGCACAAATTAGGCGGCGACATTTATCTTGTTGATACCGACGGCGGACTAGCACTATACGGTTTTGCAGCAGCAACTACAGCTAACTTATACACTGGTCCAGCAGCAACTGGCTTAGTAGCTTCAAACTGGAAGCCATTGGTTTACACAGCATCAAGCACAGTTCCATTAAGTTTAGCAACATCCAAGCAGTTATGGTACAACAGTGTAACTGATGAAGTTGACATCCTTGTACATAACGGTAGTGACTGGGTTGGTCTTAACTACGTTGGAGGATCTGGTTTATCAGCAGCTTCTAGTCCATATAGTGGCACTAGTCCAGATGGTCCACAAGTAGCAGCAACAGCTCCTACTGTACAATCAGATCTAACAGCACTAGTTGAAGGTGATATTTGGGTTAGTACAGCAGACGTTGAAAGCTATCCAGCAATTTACAGATGGAACGCAACATTATTGAAGTGGATCTTACTTGATAAAGCAGATCAAACTACAGAAAATGGTGTACTATTTGCAGATGCACGAGAAGGCGACACAGGCGGTACAGCAACAGACGCACCAAGTGCAACTATTGCAGAACTACTTATAAGTGACTTTGTAGACACAGATTGCCCAGATCCAGCACTATACCCAACTGGTATGTTGTTATGGAACTTACGCAAGAGTGGATTTAACGTTAAGCGTTTTGAGCGCACTTATGTAGACGTAGCTGCTAAAAACATCCGTCAGCAAACAGCTGGTGTTGGTGCTTCGATGGCAGCTTACTATCCACATCGTTGGGTTACTGATTCAGGTAACCAAGCTGATGGTTCAGGCAGCTTTGGACGCCATGCACAACGCAAGAGTGTTGTACAAGCACTACAGGCATTAGTTAACAGCAATCAAGATATACGTGACGAAGAAAGTCGTCAGTTTAACTTGTTAGCTGCTCCTGGTTATCCAGAGCTAATTGGTGAAATGATCACACTAAACTACGATAGACGCTTAACAGCATTTGTTGTTGGTGATACACCATTCCGTTTAACACCAGATGCAACTTCATTAAATGAATGGGCAACTAACGTTAAACTAGCACTTGAAGATAATGATGACGGTGCAGTAAGTAGAGACGAGTACTTAGCTATGTACTACGGTTCGGGCTTCTCAAGTGATAACGCTGGTAACAACATTGTTGTTCCACCAAGTCACATGGCGCTACGTACTATTATACTAAACGACCAAGTTGCTTTCCCCTGGTTTGCTCCAGCAGGAACACGACGCGGTGGAGTAAGTAATGCTTCGAGTTCAGGTTATATTACTAGCGAAGGCGAATTTAAGTCAGTAGCATTGAACACAGGACAGCGCGATACATTGTATTCAAACGCAATTAACCCAATTACGTTCCTAGCAGGAGCAGGGCTTGTTGTATTTGGACAAAAGACTCGTGCAAAAAATGCAAGTGCATTGGATCGCGTTAACGTAGCACGTTTAACTGTTTACTTACGTGGACAGCTAGAGCTATTAGCGAAACCTTACTTGTTTGAGCCAAATGACAAGATCACACGTGATCAAGTTAAAGCGGCAGCTGATGCGCTATTACTAGAATTAGTAGCACTAAGAGCACTTTACGACTTCCTAGTTGTGTGTGATGAAAGTAACAACACACCAGCGAGAATAGATCGTAATGAGCTATACTTAGACATTGCTATTGAACCAGTAAAAGCTATTGAGTTTATATACATACCGCTTAGAATTAAGAACACAGGCGAAATTGCAGCACTAGGTTAATATGCGCATATAATGAGTGAGGAAAATTCCTCACTCATTTAAGCATAAATACTGTACAGGAGATAACAGAATGCCAATTACAACATTACAAAACATCAGTGTACCTACAGAAGGTGCTGGATCCAACTCATCATTATTGATGCCTAAGTTACAGTATCGCTTTAGAGTATTACTAGACAGCTTTGGTACAACTGGTGGACCAGATGGAACTAGAGAAATATCAAGACAAGTAGTAGACGTAACTCGTCCAAACGTTAGTTTTGAACAAATGACAATTGAAGCTTACAACAGCAAAACTTATCTTGCTGGTAAGCACACATGGGAACCAATTACACTAACACTACGCGAAGATGCAAACAACAACGTACAAAAAGTTGTTGGACAGCAGCTACAAAAGCAGTTCGATTTCTTCGAACAAGCAAGTGCAGTGTCAAGTGGTACATACAAATTCCAAACTAGTATTGAAATTTTAGACGGTGGCAACGGAGCAAATGGTGCTAACGTTATTGATAAATTCCAATTAGTAGGCTGCTATATTGAATCAGCAAACTATAATTCATTAGCATATGCTACAAACGAAGCTGTAACAACTTCACTGACTATACGTTATGACAACGCTATTCAGTTTGGTGCAGACGATTCGTTCGAAGGTATTGGCGAAGCAGTTGCAAGAGCAACAAACGCTGCTATTGGTGGCACTACTGTTACTGGCTAATACAATTAGCTAAGATTGGTATTTTACATAGAAAGCGGAGATTGTTAATTCAGTCGCCGCTTTTCTCTATATAATATACATGGTTAAATCATAAGGATAAATATTAGTATGAGTTTAAAAGATTTATTCCTAAACAATCTGCAGTCAGCAAACCACTTGCGTGACGCACGTCATGCCCACCAAATTTATACACAAAGTAATTTTGCATTTGCACCTAAAACAAAACACATGTATCATGTTAGGTTTGAACCTAACAGAGAAGTAGGCAATAATGCAGATTCAAATACATTTAGATTCCAAAAAGAATTAGGAATACTTGTTAAGAGTGCTGATTTGCCTAGCTTTAGAGCAAGCGTAGAAAACAAACAACAATACAATCGTAAAAAGAATGTACAAACTAGAGTTGATTATCAAGACTGTAGAATTGCATTTCATGATGATAATACTGGTGTTACTAGAGCATTATTAGAAGAGTATTACAGATATTACTTTGATGACGCTAACAGAACTGTTGGCGGCAATGAAGCAGCTTATGGACCTAGAGACAAATATTTTGGCAGGGTTCCTAATTACGGACTTAACAATGATAAGAAAAATCCATTTTTTGATTATATTACAATTTATCAACTCTCGCGCAGAGATTGGGTTGCATACACATTAGTTAATCCGTTGTTAACTTCATGGGATCACGGAAGTGTTGCAAGCACCGGCAGCGAGTTTAATGAAAATACAATTAGTGTTGCTTATGAAGCTGTACAATATTCTAGCGGTACTACAAGTTTCGAACCACCAGTAGGTTTTGCAGATGCAGCTACAGGCTACGATGTAACACCAAGTCCGTTAGGCTATCTTGATAATGCAATGACTAGTGGATTTGACGGAAGCAAAGGTTTAATACCTGCGTTAATTGGTCTCGGCACTTCTTCTTTACTAAGAAAAGCGTTTGGTAATCAAAACAATAAAGATAAAAACTTACTTAAACAAGTAGCAACTGGAGTTATTGGCGGCTTAGTAACTAGTGTATTATCTAGTAATAAGTTACCGGTTTCTGACAGTCAAAATATTCAAACATCGTCAACATCAAGATCGGCCGATACCACAGTGCTTAGTATTAGTGCAATAAATACTCAGTTAGCAAATCCAGCAGTTTCTAATGTATTGGTTCCGGCATTAATTAATAGCGGCGCACTACCCAACGTAACTGTAAATACATATAATAGTTCTACAGCATCACAAAAAGCTTCATACGTGTCACAACTAACAACTAAGATATCTAGCGGTGATCAAAAATTAGCACAAATTGCATCTAATGCAATAAACGGAGGAATATAATTTATGTCAAAAACAATGTCAGATAATAGTAATGCTCCAGCAATAGAGCCTACAACAGAATACTTTAATAATTTTTATAATCTAGATATAAATTATAATCCTAGTGAAGTTGATGCTGTTATTGGGTATTTTCTTAAACGGGGATTCCAAAAAGTTTCAGCAATTAACACAGCAAGCGTATTACTACAGCAAGCCAAGATCGACGACTTAAATGTACAAGAATTATTAGACACATTAAAGGGCGTAACAGAAGTACAACTAAGTTTAATTGTAGCTCAAATACTTAACTTTAATAGAGAAAAAACAAGTGTTTTAGGATTTAGAGACACAGAACAAACGTCAGAATTATTTGATTTAAGAAACGTTGTAATCTAATATGTCTCGCTTTGCACAAGGCAGGTTTGTACCTAAAAATCCTAAAAAATACATCGGCAACAAAGTTCCTACATATCGATCCGGCTGGGAATATACTTTTATGAAGTTCTGCGACGAGCACCCTGCAATAGAGCAATGGGCAAGTGAAGCAGTACGTATACCGTATCGAAATCCTTTAACTGGCAAGCAAACAGTATATGTGCCAGACTTCTTTATTTCGTATGCAGATAAGGGTGCTAAAAAACGTGTAGAACTAATTGAGGTTAAACCTGCTAACCAAGCAATGCGAGAGCGCCTTGGCAATAGCAAACATAATCAAGCACATTATGTAGTTAATCAAGCAAAATGGGAAGCTGCTAGATCGTGGTGTAAACAACAAGGCATAATGTTTCGTATTGTTACTGAAGATGATATATTCCATAATGGAAGGAAGAGATAAATAATAGTAGCATATAATGGAATTAATTCATGACAAAAAAATTAGAAGACTTATTAAACTTACCTGACTCTAAAGAAATTATTAAAGACGCAGAAGTCCAAGAAGTAGAGCAGAAAAAGTATGAAGTAGAACAAGCAGATACTTTTCGTGATATTGCCGAGTTTGATAAGATTGCTAGTGCATTACCAGCAGTTAAAGGATTAGGTCAAAAAGCAGATGACGAACTAGAAGTAATAGCTGCAAAGGCTATGGAAGCATATGACGACTTAATGGACTTAGGTATGAATGTAGAAGCACGTTATAGCAGTCGTATATTTGAAACTGCCGGCGGTATGCTTAAAACTAGTCTTGATGCTAAAGTTGCAAAAATGGATAAGAAATTAAAAATGATTGAACTACAACTTAAAAAAGAAAAGATGGATAAAGACGGTAAAGCAACAGGCGAAGGCGACATTGTTAATGGCGCAGGCTATGTAGTTACTGATAGAAATAGTCTTTTAGAGAAGCTCAAAGGCTTAGATAAAGATAAATAATACATATAGAACAGGGATCCGAGCACAATGAGATCATTTACAGAAGTACTAACAGAGTCTAAAAAGACTTATGAATTTAAAATTGGAGTAGCTGGTCCTTTACCGGAAAGCTTTACTGACCGGTTAGAAACATGCCTTAGAAAATATAACATTTCTAATATAACATCCGGCAAGAAAACACCAATACAGGAACGTCCACTAGACTTTCCGCAATTAAGTAATATGGAAGTTACATATTTTGAATTAGCAGTAGAATACCCAACAACTAGTCAAGTACTACAAGAGTATATTGCTAAGTGCTGTGGTTGCGATCAGGCACATATTATTGTACGCAACGCAAACGATCCTAGAGAAGAATACCAAGAAATGGACGACAAAACACCATACGTATCCAAACTAGAAACAGAAGACATGGGTGGCGAGAGCGCACAAGATAGTGTTGCAGGAAGCCGTGTAATGAGCCTTTTAAAAGAACTTGAAACTGCTCAAAAAGAAGATAAGCACAGCGGTGCTGAAGGCGCTCCGGTTGGGGAGTCAACAGACATCACTGATGATGAAAATACTAAAGCAGTTGTAGGAGGCTGATATTATGAATATGAAGAAATTAATTGAATCAATGGACAACATCGATGAATGTGGAATGGCCGAAGGACCCATGGGAATGGCTCCACCTGCAATGTCTCCACCAGCTCCAGAGATGGACAAGGGAACACCTGTAAGTGTAAACGTATCAATGAATGCAAGCGGCAAAGAACATGTAGCTGATTTGTTAGATATGATGAAGAACGCAGGACTAGGCGATGCAGCTCCGGCAGCAGACGCAATGATGTCACCGCGTATGGATATGGAACGATTGTCAGGCATTATGGGTAGTCCAGAACATGATCATGATGATGATGATAAAATGAAACTTCCTAGCTTAGGCGATCTTGACGGTGGCGAAGACGAAGCATATGCTAACGAAATAACAGATCCAATGGATGACGCAGAAACTGCTTTAGCAGCTGATATTGAAGATCCAATGGATGATGAAGACGAAGAAGAAGATTTAGCAGCTGACATGGATATGGATGACGAAGAAGCCGAAACTGAAGATATGTCCGGCGAAGGTTCTTACACTATCAAAGTTAAAGGCAAAGATATGGACAGCCAAAATGAGCTTGCAAGAATAGCATCTCTTTCAGGTGTAGCTGCTCCACAAGAAATGGAAACTGAAGCTGACGACGGCGGATTTAGCGATGCTACTACTGAACCAAATGCAAAGTACGGTGACATGAGTGACGCTATCCCAGATGGCAATGATTTAAACCGCAAGAAAAAGTCATACCCTGCTACAGCCGACGGCGACAATCCAATGGCAGTTGAAACAATTAAAGCAGCATTGTATGCAGCATTAACTGAAAAGAAAGCAAAGCCTGACTTTTTAGATGTTGATAAAGATGGCGACAAAAAAGAGCCAATGAAAAAAGCACTTAAAGATAAAGGTGGCAAGCCTAAAAAAGGTAAAGTACCTCCGCAGTTCCAAAAAGAAGAAATGACTGCTGAAGGCCGTGGCAAGAAGAAGCCTAAGTTAATGGCTGGACGTGGACGCGGCAAATAGTAAGTCTTACTAATTAGTATACTAACCAGATAGGTCCTTAGGGACCTATTTGCTTGAGTAAATAGCTGTATGGTAAAAGAGAATATTAATTGGGAAGCATACTTCGATAGTATAAAGCCTGTATGTCCTTGGAGTGCAGCAGCATGGAAAAAGGGCGAAATTAAAGTTACAAAATGGCGCGGAGAGTGGGAACACTTAGAAAATAACC